TACAAATAGTTATATACCCTCGTAGTAAGTTGGTAACATGGCGAAGTACGTCGGTGGCGATGACCTAATAGAAAAGTTTGCTAATGATAGGCATTTTAAGAGTGTAACTGAGTTTGCTGAGTTACTACATAATGTTGAACCTGCTAGAACTGTTCATGCATGGCGCATAGCAATAGGTAGATGGATAAAGAAAGGTAACACATATAGAAATTATGATGTTGAGCCTAATGATGAAGTTACTAATAGTAAAGTCTACTATGATAAAAGTAATGATACATATATTGTAATGATGGAAACCGTCGACGGACTTATCACAATAAAAGGTGATAAACACAGGGCTATGAAACAAGCATATTCTGATATTGGCGGTGGACTTACTATTGACGACATGGCACGTGAGTTTGAAATGCCGGCAAGTATTGTATCCGAATATGTCAAGATAAACAAATGGAAACACGGTATGCAGCCGTTTACTGATGAAGAAGTAATGGAAAACACTCTTGACGATATGGTTGAAAAGTTTTTAGATATTCGTAAAGTAGAGATAATGAAAAAGGCTGAAAGGAAAAAGTGGAAAGATATAGAGAAGCAAGCAGAAGCCTACACACAATTACGTGAGGGTTTGGCTAATGATTTCTTCTCTGTACTTAAAGACCACAAACCCGCAGCAGTAAAACGTAAACCAATGAAACATACAACAGATTACGCAGTAGTATTATCTCCTACCGACCTACACTTTGGTAAGTATGGTTGGGTTGACGAAGTAGGTCAACAATATGACTTGCAGACAGCAGAAAAAAGAGTATTAGATAAAACAGAAGAGTTGATTAGTAGACTTCCTAGTCAACCGGATAAGTTTTACGTTGGTGTAGGTAGTGATTGGTTTCATGTAGATAATGATATAGGTACTACTACAAAGGGTACAGCACAGGATATGGCTGCGACACCTGCACAGATTCTTATGCAAGGATGTGACCTTGCTAGAAAACACATCGACTTACTTAGAACAATAAGTGATGTTGAGTTAGTATTTATGGGGGGTAATCACGACAGGCACACAAGTATTATGTTGATGATGTATTTAGATGCTTACTACAAGAGTTGTGACGACGTAACTATTACAGTTAGCCCAAATATTAGACAATATGTAACTTATGGTAATAACCTAATAGGGTTTACACATGGTGACGGAAAAGTTATGAATAAACTTTCTACACTTATGGCACATGAAGCGAGAAAAGAATGGGGTACTACTGCAAATCATATGTGGTTTCACGGACATTTACACCATCAATCTGTTAAAGAAGTTGGTGGTTGTTTGATATTCCAATTACCTAGCCTAGCCGGAGAAGATAGATACCATAGTCGTAACGGATATGTTATGGCACGTGCAGGTCTTTCTGCATATATGATTGATAAAGAATTAGGTATGATTGGTAGTCTGTTTGCCCCTGTAATACATGAGTAGGTGAAAGTATGTGGACTAGTGCGAAGTGTTGGGCCTGTGGATGGACAGCATCACGTATGCAATTGTCTAAAGCAGAAAGTAAAATCTGCCCTCACTGTGGTAAGAAGGAGTTGCACCCACTATGAGTTTCAAACAAGATTTGGCTATGGAACGTAGCCGCAACTCTGTCAAGTATTTTTATGAGTGGCTTGGTTATACATGGGGTCATCATATTGGTGAATGGATGGATATTTACGGTGATAGGAAGGGTGCAGAAGTACATCGTGTTTGTATAATAGCGCCTAGAGGACACAGTAAATCAACTACTTTGAGGGTAAAACTATTACATCAATGTCTTTTTGACAAATGGAACAATAACAGACCGTTTACTTGTTGGTTAATTAGTGCTAGTAAAGATACAGCAATAAGAAGGCTACAAGAAATAAGAGACGACATGAAACGTCACCCGCAGTTATCAAGGTATCTTGACCCAAAGAAAGGTAACAAAACGGAAATACATTTCACTAATGGGGCGTGGATTATGGCTACATCAGTAGGTTCAGCAATTCGTGGTGAACACCCTGCTTGTGTAGCATTTGATGACGTGTTAGTTGACTCAGATGATATGTCACCTCACACATTACAACAATGGTTTAGAAAGGCAATCACTCCTATGCTAGACCCCAAATCATCAATATATGTTGTCGGTACTCCTATGTCTATGACAGACCTTTACCATACAGAAATGTTAGATAACCCTACTTGGAAAAAAGGTACTTGGGGCGCTATAAAAAACTATGACGAATGGAAAGCCAGTGGTGAAACAATTAAACCCGAACCACTTTGGCCGGAACATAGAAGTCTTAATTATCTCATGGAACAAAAAGCGGCTATTGGGGACTTAGAGTTTGCACAGGAGTTTTTATGCAGGGTTGTAGACGACGATGCCGCAGTATATCCTAACAATTTGATTAGAAAGGGTTTAGACATGGAGACTATATTACAAAATGACAAGTTACCTAACAATAGATATGTTCTTGGTTTTGACCCCTCACAAGGATTAGGACAAGACTACACTGTTATTGTAGTTCTTAGACAGGATGAACAGGGATTTGTCCACTTTGTAAATATGTGGAGACGTAATGACTTCCCACCGGATAAACAAGCAGACGTGTTGATTGAAATGAGTAAGAGATATTCTGCTCCTGTTGCTGCTGAAGATGTAGGTTTTCAACAACTTTACGATGCGCTCATACAACAAAAGGGCGCTATGGTAGATTATAGACCAAGCAAAGTTAGCAATAGAACACTTAAACAAGGACTGCTTAACAGATTGAGGGTTTGGTTTGAGCGTGAGATGATAATATTCCCCTATGGAAACGATGAGACTAGAAGATTAGTCGAGATACTACTTGACGAATTAAAAACTCATGCGTGGCGCGAAGGTCTTATTGTTGATTTAGGGCGACACAACGATACAGTTATGGCTTTTGCACACGCCATAGACCAATTCACATACAGAACACCCGATATGCCAGTAGTTATGAAAACTATGAAAGGTGGAGAGTGGATGGGCGGGGCTACAAAAGGTTTGCCGCGTGAAAGAACAAGTGGTGTAGGTGGGAAAATAATAAACAGGAGAGGATTTTGATGGCGGGACCGTTACCAAAGAAGAAGTTGTATAAGAGAATTGTAGAGGATTTGTACGAGGAAGGGTACTTTGACGAATGGCGTGAGACAAGCGAGATTTGCAGGGAGATAAATCTTAAAGTTCCGGCACGGTGGAGTCCTGTATATCCAAGCAGCGTTTTCAGATACATGAGACGATTACCACTTAAAGAGGAATACAAATGGAAAGGCGTAAGAAAAAGCATGATAAGGCAGTGGAAAAAAAATTGAAAAAAATATTTTTGAAAAAAATTATTTTATATAGAATGTGGTGGTAGGCTATGTGGGTCGTCGTGTTTTTTTAATTTTTGGCAACTTTCTAGATTTTGATATTTTTACCCTAAAAACACGTGTTTTAACGCCGTGTTTTTTTGTGAGTGATACAAGATTACCTAATTTTGAAAAGCGGCTCTTAAAACACGCTTAGAAGGGAAGGAAACGGCAAGCCCGAAGGCTTGCCGAATCCAACTTATTCGGTAACTCCTAGATGAGAGAAAGGAACTCTCCTAATTACTAGATTCTCTCTACCACCAACAGAGGCGGATAATGACTTGATTATGTCGTCATATGTGTCCTGTCGTGGGTCTAATCCAACTTGAACAAGACCGGAAACATTTGACCAAACTAGAGTGTATCTCATCGGCTTATTTCCACATGGTTTATTCTCGTTATTTGCTTTACATGATTTTGAACCACACTCTGAACAAGTACTAACGTATCTAGTAGCGAAATCCTTGAATCCGCCTGTCTTACCTGCTCCGGAATTAACTCGAAGAGTCTTAGTCTTACCAATGTAAACACGGCCATTTAGGTCAGTAGATAGTATGTGTGTTTTCTTTTCCATATGTAATCCGGTATTAACTGCTTGATGTAGTGATTTCGCTATATCTCCGGTTAATCTAGGTGTTGTTGATGCATCCCATATTAGGCCACAAGTAGTTAGTCCGTTTAATGGATTAACGAAACATGAACCATCTTGATGAATATGGCATGGGAATCTTAGACCTGATTTCAAATCAGATGAATGACTTCTTCTGTCTTTTTCTTGGATTTCTGATTCTGTGTTTACTACTCTACCGTTATGGTCTATGTTGTACACATTTGCTCTCCAATCACCTTGAAGTAATGAACTTCTTAACGCTGGGTGTTTGTATGAATCTGTTGAACCAAATACAACAGG